CCCTTTTCTTCTTGTTTAGGCTGAATAGTCTGTTGGATACGTGAAAATGCGTCTTCTAATGACTCAAGATCGTCTCCCAATAATTCAGAGAACTTAGTTACAACGTCTTTTTCTACCTTGCTTTTGCCTTCGTTATAAGCTCCTCTAAAGAACTTATCCTTGTCAAATGCGGGTTCCGTTGCGGGTTGTTCGATGTTTTGTGAAGTTGTCTCTTCTACTGCTGAATCAGGAGCTTCAGCTTGCTCTATGTTTTGTTCGCTCATAATATGATTATAAGTTAATTGTTACTCGCTGTTAGATTCAATACCAAGTTCAGCCTGGCGTTGAAGTTCTTCTGGTGGCAGTATATCCACCAAATTTCTTAGGTCTGATGATGTTTTTGGCATACCAAACTGATCAAAGTGTAGCATAACCTCTTCAATATCCTCTTGAGGCATAGATCTTTTACGCATGTACTCTGCGGTTAATTTCTTCATCAGAGGCAGACTCATTGCGTGATACTGCATACCCTCCGTAATGTCTGCGAATATCTCAGCGGCGCTAGACAAGTCGTAATGCTTACTGTAGCTAATCATGTAATCTTCGTAGTCTTCGCCACGAACCTTAGCCATTCTGCGTGTAACCTCGGTCTCTACATTCTCCATGTCCATGGCTGTAGCGGCTAGTAAACCTTGCTCTTCCACGTTATCGAACCGTTTAGCAGAACCAGATACGTTACTCTTGACCACAGATTTGTCTCTTACTTGAGCCAGCATAAATATCATGGACATTAGGTCGTTAAACACCACATCTCTAAGGTGTTGTAGCCCTTGCATGTCGGCTTGATAGAGCATGTTGTTAGGTATTTGCTGGTCATCTGGTATAATAATGGCTAGACCAACACCCTCTTTAATGGTTTTAGAGTCGTACTTGTCATCGTCAGCGACACCAGCAAGGCTACGCACGATTGAGTCGGTAAGTACAGGAATAGGGTGACCAAATAGCTCGGATCCTTTCTTTAGGTCGTAAAATAGCTCAGAGGCGGCTAGGTACATACCCTTTAATGAGTATCTTCTGGGTTTACCAATGGTAAAGGAACTGTTAGCGTCAGTCTGACCCTTGAGTAGGGTTGCTGGAACCTCCCCAAATGGGTTAGGTATGTCCAAAACCTTTTCTTTTGTGCCGTTAGACTCTTCGTATACGCAAATATACTCTGGCGTATAAGCTGTCCATTTGTGCTTTAACCTGTTCTCTATATCGTAATAAGACTGCTTAGTAACGAGAAGCGTTAGTACGCCCTGTTTTATCTGGAAGTTCCAAAGCTCATGAGGACGTATGACAAAGTTGTAGGGTATCACCATCCCGTTTTTATCTAACGCTGGTGTTCCGTCACTGTTCATGGTTATGTCTGTTACAACAGCGCCAAAACCAAGCACTTCCTTGACGAAAAGAACCTTGTCTCTATAAAACTCAGTGATAGAAGATCCAGAATCGTCAAAGTTAGACTCTTTCCATTTCCAGAAGTCTTTGTTTTCTGGATACAATCTGTTTACGTTGTTCTCGTCGTATATCCTCTGTTGAGCCGACAAAAATTTCTGCTCAAGAGGAAAAAGTTTCATCCTATCTAACCTACTCTTATAGTCTTCATGAGACTCTACCGTAGACTGCTTGATTATATAGCTCTTGTCAGTAAACAAGGTGCCAGATATAGCAACGTACTCATCGTACTCAGCCTGATACCAGCTATTCATTATCTTAGCCCTATCTAAAGCCACAGCGTAGTGAGGGTGGCGAGTCCCCTTCATTATCAGGTCTTCTACTTCCTGCTTAGGCATTGAATACAGCTTTGATGCGTCTATCATGTTACTTTCTTGAGTATTGAAGGGCTATAACTACTGCCTGCTGGCGAGTATAACCCTCTTTAATTAGTTGTCGAATGTTTTTAGAGATAATATCCGCAGAAGAACCACGTTGTAAAGGCATGTTTTTTCACCACTTAACCTTGTCAGCCCAATACGCAGCAGACATCTTGCCTTTAGCAATGTTCTTAGCGTGTCTAGCCTTAAAAGACTTACGCCTGGCTTTCTGAGACTCTGTTTGAGGTGACTTGCCTGCCCCACTAACGCCCTGCTGACCAAAACGTATTGTCTTTACCTTGTTGCCTTCCTTGGCTACAACTACGTGAGACTTAGTTGGATGATTAGGCGTTCTCTTGGGTTTATTGTACCCAGATACACCTGCTCTATCCAATCTTGAGTCTTTTTTACCTTTCATGGCAACAAAAATAGTTATGATAATGTCTCTGATTCAATACGAAAGTTGACATTAATCGCTCATTCATTTATATTGGTTACATGAATCATGTAGAAATAGTTATAGATGCGTTTACGCAAAAAAAGATAGCAGACTTTGTAGCATTGGTTGTCAATACCAATAAAAAGAAGTACAAAGAGCGAAATCAAACAGATCTAAGCAAGATAAAAAAAGACATATACATAGGTAAACTGGCTGAGTACGCCGTGTTTAATCACTATAATAACAATCTAGGCTTTGACTCTGTAACGGAACCAGACATAACTATTTACTCTGCTAAAAACAAGTCTTATGACGCAGACATAGTAGCGATTCATGACAGTGTTGAGTACAAAATGCACATCAAATCTCAACAAATTAACCAGGCTGATAGGTTTGGGTTGTCTTGGAGCTTCCAAAAGAATGACCCATTAGTGTTTAATCCTATTCCATACGATTATATCGTTCCTTGCCTTGTCTTATCCGATAAAAGGGTTCGCATCTACAAGCCTGTTAAGGCAAAAGACATTAAGGGTAAGTACAAAAAGCCTAAGATAGAAAGACTACAAGCAACCAAGGTAGTCTTGTACGGTAAAGACATAGGTATTGAACTTTAGAGTAATTAAGTCATGCTCGTGGCTTAATTAACTAATGGTTATGCTTATTAGTCATTATGATGACGAATAGTTCTATCTAAGAACGTACATAGGGGATGCGTTACCCTTCTCATTACGCCAAATAGCATAATCTGTGGCATCAGACATGTGCCCTCTGTCTCCGTTATCTATTTTAAGCCCCTTATCATCAACGATAGAGTACATGTAGTCTTTTATGACGTTTTCACATCTCGTATTGACCAGTAAACGCCTTTCTCCATTGGTTCCTGCGTAAATAACGTTATTAACCTTATCGACACGCACCTTTCTTTTAGGGTTCTGAATGTCAAGCTCGTTTTTGTAGGAAATGTTATTCTCGTCAAACACTTCTCGCACGTAATCCCAATCGTTTTTACCTACACGACCATAATTACCACTTTTCTGGTTGGATGTGTTGTCCCCAGACAAGTACACCTTTTCAATACCCCACTTCCCAAGAAGATCTACTGCTTTTTGGGCTTGTTCGGTGGTAAGTGCTTCTTTTGAGAAGATTTCGTCAAAGATAATATACTGTTTAAGCCCGTTTCTTGCTTTTCTGACCTGTAAGAGCGCCCAACAATGTGGGCTACGGTTAAAATCAGCACATAGCCAAACAGGAAGGCTACTATCATAATCGGTTGAGGTAAGGTTCCCGTCTGGGTAGTGATTATATCCATCGAAGTGTTTGTATGCTTTTCGTTGAGGGTCATCCGTTTCTTCGCTCATCTCGTATCCGAGCTTATAAGATAAGAAGTCCATGGCTTCTTCCTGTAGTAAACGGTTTTTACTATGGTTTGTTTCCCATAAAGGGATCTCCCACACTCTATCTGGCTCTCTCATATACCAAATATAGATTTAACGGCGCTTTCTGCATCAATAAAAAAGATAGGCACCTGGTCACTAGCCGCATCCTCAATAATAGATATGGCACGTGACGTGTCGTGGTGTAAGGTACCTAGGTCATGGGTTATGACACTCCAGTTCATCCTCATGCACTTATCAATAATATAATCCAGCTTGCTGGATTCAGATTTATAAGGTAAAACCTCCCAGTGCTGCTCCATTAGGTGCGCCCCTATCATCTCCAGGAACCCATCCATCTCTTTCTTGATTTGATCTACTGTTTCTTGCTCGACGTGCACCCCAAATCGAGCGTACATAACTACTTTAGGTTTACTCATTGTCGTGTTTAACTATATTTCTAAGTTGTTTGGCTGCTATTTTTGGGATGTCGTACCACTCACCCCTTACGTGATTATCTTTTAACTGATTATGAATGATGCGCTCATATTTACCTATGTCATTGGTTCGTGCGACCCATAATATCTTTACCTCAAAAGGATTACCCGTCTGTATAGATTGAAGTCGCTTCCTAATACCATAAGAGGTAACCCCTATCTTATAAAAACCCTCACACTCAACGCAATAGACCATCCCTCTAAACACTTTGTAGATATATTTTTTCTTTTCTGTTTCTCTTCGTGCCTTGTTTCTGCACTTACTGCAACGAGACCTACGACCATCGGAGGTGTGACTGTCTCTGTTAAACTCAGATAGCGGTTTAGAGATGTGACACTTATTACACGTTTTACTTTTCAAAGTTATTCCACTCCTCTACTTTGTACCCCGTCTTATCTTCTTTTACCGAGATCTGAAGTACGTTAAAGATTCCAGACTTCATAAGCCTGCTGTTAGCATCATTTGGATGGTATGGCGTACACACACTCAATACAACACCCTTGTCGTGAACCCTCTTAATCCAGGTGTTAGACACCTTGTTCCATACGGTTTCTCTACGAGCGGTAGATATACGATCCTCGTCGTTAGCCACATCGTCTAGTATCAATACCCCAGCCCTTTGACCCGTAGTTTGTGTAAGAACCGCATAAGCCTCATAGGTAGGGTTACCAGTACGGTTACGACTCTTGGCTATAATACGCTGAGTAGATCCTGTGTCGGTTCTGTCTAACTCTATAGGGTTAAAGTTATGCTGCATGCACCAGTACTTATACACCTCGCTACTAAATAAAGACCTTAAAGATAGAATCCTCTTGGTAGAAATTCCACCGTCTGCGGACACA